ATCAAGGTAGACTTTATCATGTGCGACTACTTGGACTTGTTGATGCCGGTCAGTGCCAAGGTTAGTCCAAATGACCTGTTTGTCAAGGACAAGTATGTGTCAGAAGAATTGCGTAACTTGGCCAAAGAACTCAACGTGTTATTTGTAACAGCCTCACAGCTGAACAGATCAGCTGTGGAAGAGATTGAGTTCGACCATAGTCATATTTCGGGTGGTATCAGTAAAATTAACACTGCGGACAACGTGTTTGGTATCTTTACAAGTCGTGCCATGAAAGAACGTGGCAAGTATCAAATTCAATGTATGAAGTCGCGTAGTAGCACGGGTGTAGGACAAAAGATTGACTTGGACTACAACATCGAAACCATGCGTATTACAGATCCAGGTGAAGAAGCAGGACCAGTGAATTCGTTTGCCAAAGGCAATTTGCTTGATAGTATCAAGGCAAAAAGCACAATGAAAGAAACAATAGATGTTGACACTGGTGAAATTGGCCGAGTTACCGCAGATGTGCAAAGTGCAAAACTTAAACAACTTTTAGGACAAATTAAACAATCATGAAAAATATTTTAGTATGTGGTGATAGTTACAACGACATGGATAGTCGGTATCCTGGACTACATTGGGTTGAACGTTTGGATTCCTACAACGTTTATAACATCAGTCGTGGCGCATGTAGTAATTTTTCAATTTGGCATCAAGTTATGCAGGCACCTCAACTTGAAGCCGATATGGTTTTTATTGCGTTTACTGCTGTTCCTCGAGTCGAGTTTCCACGGTCTGACAAGGTTGCCTTGCCGGACTATTCCACTTTAGAAAACAACGAATACCCGCCTTATATAGATGACAAAAAATGGCATTATCGAAATTCTATGTGGGAAACGATCAATCATTGCACTCCTAGTGTAAACAAGGACCAGTTCTTAAAATGGATGCCTTTTTATATTCCTGAATTTGAAATATTGAAAAATTTTTTATACATTAAGTCTGCGTTGGATTTTTTAAAAAAACAAAACATTCCTTACTATTTTACATTAGGTGGATTTGAAGCGGATATGGAATCCAATCCAATTATTGATTTTGAAGATCATTTACAATACAACATATTGCCTAATGGATGGCACGTTGATTGGCGTAAAGATCTTCCTCCGGGTGCTCCGACTGACGATCCGTATTTTCATATAAGAGATCCACAGTGGCATGCCGACCATGCAGAATTAGTTAAATCTCTATTGAAATGATAGCATACAAAGACATAAAAGAAGTTATATTAGAAATTTCTTCATTATGTAATGCTAGTTGTCCGTGGTGTCCACGGACATTCTGGGGGTACCCCTTCAATGGAGGATACCCAGAAGTCAACTTAACATTAGACAACGCCAAAAAAATATTCAATGAAAAATTTTTAAAACAATTAACAACAATCACAATCAGTGGCAATTATGGAGACATAGTAATGAATCCCGATGGTCCTGCAATTGTTGAATATTTTAAAAAAATAAATCCTAATTTATACATAAAAATTAGCACAAATGGATCTGCGCGGCCAGATGAATATTGGCAACGATTAGCTTGCACCGGAGCAGAAGTGCAATTTTGTTTAGATGGATTAGAAGACACGCATCATTTATATAGACAAAATACCTCTTGGGCTACTATAATTAAAAATGCAAAAACTTTTATAGCAGCAGGTGGAACGGCTGATTGGCGTTTTATACAGTTTGATCACAATCAACATCAAATTGAAGATTGTCGCTTATTATCTAAACAGCTGGGATTTAGTAATTTTACACTTATAAATGAAGGAAGAAACACTGCACCGGTATTTAATAAAGACGGAGAATTAACTCATATATTAGGAAATTATACAGGAGAAACAAAGTTTGCAGTATTGTTTCATAAAAAGAAAACTGATAAGCTACAATTACAAGACATTACAAATAATAAAACGCCAGCAAATACGATTGCCTGCAAAGCACAAATGCAAAAATTTATATACATTTCTGCCACTGGGGATGTATCTCCGTGTCCGTGGACTGGATTTTATCCTAAAACTTACGGTGCAGGGCAATATCATGGCCCAGCAAATGCTCAATTAATTCCAATGATTAACAAAAATAATGCATTAACATACAGTTTAAAAGAATGCATTGAGTGGTTTAATCAAATTAAACAGTCTTGGACCTTGCCCAACTTTGAGCAAGGACGTTTGGTTATTTGTGATGATGTATGTGGACAAAACTAATAAATAATAAAAAGGTTCTGGCCCAAAATGCAAAAGAAAACTCGCAGTTTATTAGAAGAATTAGACTCAATGTATATCGAGCGCGATCAGCGCCATGTCATTGAAAACCGCGCATCTAATGTGATCGCCAGTGCTATACGCTTGCTAGAGCAAATCGACGAAAGTTACACAGCCGAAGATGCTCAAAACTTACAGCGTAAATTGATCAACGCTATTAATCAGCGTGATCCAGGGAAGTTTACCCGCACTGTGAGACGTACCGATGCAAATTCATGAAATAACTTTAATACAAGAAGGAATGTTGGGCACTATCGGTAGCGATATTAAAAATGCTGTTACCTCTCCATTTAAAAAAGCTGCCGCAGTAGCAGGCACTCCGGGGGCAATGACATCAGCTGGCGGGTATGCGTCGGCAATGAACAAATATTATCAAGATGACAATGCTCGGTTGCAGACTCAGCAAGATCAACGAACGTCTGACAGACTGGCCGCACAAACACAACAACGTGCCAAAGAACTGGCCCAGCAATGGTTACAACAACTAAAGTCCAAACAACCTACTGGTCCAATAAAGGCTGCTCCATCGTCTCCTACACCATTGAAACCCACTGGCAAATACGCTACCAATAAAAATGCTGGTCAGGTAGTTGACCCAACTCCAGCTGGATTAATTTCTGAAGCAACCCCAGGTGCGCCAACGCCCACTGAGTTGGCCAAGTTTCAACAAAGATTAGCTGCTGCAAGTGCGCCTAAAACTGGATTTGGTGGCCTGCCTGGAGCCAAACCGGCACCTGGTGGAGCAGTTGATATTCAACCTACAAAAAATGTATTGACTGGTACTCGTGCTAACGAGTTTAAGTCCTGGGTAGACAAACAACTGACCAGTCAGGTAACCGGAACCAATCAAACAGTTTCAATGGCACAGGTTCGTCAAGATCCAAAAGTAGCACAACAACTAGCACAATTATTGCCAGCTATTATTATGAAAAATGATCCGGCTGCAATAGAACAGTATCTTACTATTGCCATGACAGCCATGCAACAACTATCAGCACAAATTCGACAGTCACAAAAATCTAGTAGAACTCCTGGAACAGCCGCTTCTGAGGTCAGTCCATTATCAATGATATTAAATCCTGGACAAATTGAAGCTCTTCAGAACATGTTCCAGGATCCAGTTAAGGGCGCTGCCGCCAAACGAAAACTGGGAATTAAATAATGCAAAATGTATTCGAAGGCGGCAACGTATTCAAGAACGCCAAAGGTCAAGCCGTAACACAGCGCATCAATCAAACTGATGTTAAACCTACCTTGGCTTGGCTAGAAGAACTGGTACCAGGACTAGATTTACAAACTAATACACTAGGATCAACTGGTATCAAAGACACATCAGGTGATTTGGACATTGCTGTAGATGCCAACACAGTTACCAAAGAACAACTAGAAGCAAGACTCAAACAGTGGGCTGCCAGCCACGGATTCCGGCCCGAAGACTATGTTAAAAAATCCGGTACAGCGGTGCATTTTCTTACACCCATCAACGGCAATCCTGCCAATGGCTATGTGCAAACTGACTTCATGTTGTTAAAGAATGTGCCTTGGTCAAAATTTGTATTGGGTGCCATGCCAGCCGACAGCAAGTATAAAGGTCGTGAGCGCAATGTGCTGATGAACAGCATAGCCAAAAGCATGGGCTACAAGTTGAATCAAATAGCTGGTATTGCTGATCGTAACACCAATGAAATTATCACCGACGATCCAGACCAAGTGGCCAAGATGTTGTTGAATCGAACAGCCACTAGACAAGACCTGGCATCGGTTGAAACCATATTGCAAGCACTCAGCACAGACCCCCAACGTGAAGCCAAATTAGCCGATTTCAAACAACACATGGAACGTGAAGGATTGCCATTTATGGAAAGCACAGATTTGCCACCGGTCACTGGCTACACAGAAGTAAACTTTTTAGCTCGCCTGCGTGACCGTATTGTGAATCAAGGCATGCAGGTCATTGTTGAAGCTGATGTGCAAGGTGGCCGTGCCAAAGGCATTGAACACTTGGAAGACTATGTGTTCCGTAACGGCAGCGCCGGCATTAAAAAAGCCATGGATATTGTTAAGCATACTGCGGCTGATACAGGTAAGACTACCACAGTCAAATGGGATGGCAAGCCAGCCTTAATATTTGGTCGTGATGCCAATGGAACATTTATATTAACCGACGTGTCTGGATTTGGAGCCAAAGGCTACAACGGTCTGTTTACAAGCCCAAAGCAAGTTCGTCAACACTTGGCCGCTAGAGATGCAGATGCAGCGGCACTGGGTAAACCTGCTACTCGGGTTCAAGATCTTGCACCAATTTATGATCGACTATGGGGCATGTTAGATGCCGCAGTTCCTAAAAACTATAGAGGATTTGTGCAAGGCGACTTGCTGTATATAGACACTCCACCGCTAGAAGCCGGCAACTATGTGTTTACACCCAACACTATCCAATACAAAATTCCAGCCAACAGCGATGTAGGCAAGCGCATTGGTGCCAGTGATGTGGGCATTGCTATGCACACTAGATATGCCGAACCCGGCGCCCCAAAAGAACCCATTGGCAATGTTAAATTTAAACCAGTTCCTGGCCTGCTATTGTTGGAACCAGTGTATGCCAAAGAAAATGTCAAACCCAACAAAGAATTGACACAACAACTCAGAACAGTTTATACTAGTCAAGGAGCTGCCATTGATCAACTGTTTAACCCTGCTGAGCTTAGAGCGTTACAAATTACCGACCTACCCAAGTTGTGTATTGATTATATTAACAGTCGTGTAGGCACTGGCTTTGATAATTTACTGGCTGATTTTGGTCCTTGGTTACAGCAACGTGTCACACCCAAGAAGTTTCGAAACATTGTAGAATACCTACAAAGTCCACGCAGTAACTTGTCAGGTATGGCCGCGGCATTTACAGCCTGGGGTCTGTTACACGACATCAAGATGGATGTTCTACAGCAATTGGATCTACAGCATCCTGGACAAGAAGGTTGGGTAATGGCCACTCCTGCGGGCATGGCCAAGGCTGTGAATCGTCTTGCCGGTGGATTCACCGCGGCAAATCGCGAAATAAACAACCCAGAATTGGCCGCTAACTCCTGATTTTTACCAAAAGGTATAAATAAAAGTAGGCCCACAGTGGCCATATACTAAGGAGATTTAAAATGGCTTATATTACTAAAGTTTCTGGTGGTTCACAACCAGTATTTGCAACAGACGTCCTCAATGGCCCAGTTGCACAAACATCAGCTCTTAACGTTGCAGGTCCAGTTCAAGTAGCAGGTCCTAAGTTAGACTTTTTTGCTGTTACAGCTAATGCTAACGTTGCTAGTCAAGGTGGTGTTAATGGTTATGTTGCTAACGTGTTGCAAGCAGTTCAACAAACAGCTACAGTTTCTATGTACCAAGTGGCTGCTAACGGCACCACAATCAGTTTTGGTGTTTACCCAGCTGGTGCATACACTAGTGCTACATTTGTTGCCGCTGTTCAAACAGCCAATACAACAACCATTGGTGTTCCAACAGGAAACGTTTCTACTACAGCTTCGTTTACAAACCTTGCATAATTGATTTTTTGCATAAAACATCAAACCTGCTCCGGCAGGTTTTTTGTTGACTTTAATATGGGTCTTGTGCGAATTACTTAAATACTAACATGATGGTTAGCAAAATTACCGAGCTTACAGTGTTTGAAAGTCCTGATGGTGGTCGCACAGTCTATGCTCGTAGCCCTGGTGCTACTAAACGAGAATTACATTGGCAAGATCCTAACTTGCAACAAGAACTCAAAGACTTAGAACGATCAAAACGCTGGGTTGAAATTTTTCAAGCTCGCAAAGACAACACTGAACTTGATCACTTGTGCGAACAAGTAGAAATATTATATGAATTAAGTAGGAAACCTAAATGAAGTTTGCTTGCCAAACCTTATTTGATATTACTGCCACAGGAGTAACCGGGCATTGTAAACAAAGCCGTATGCCATTTACTGATCGCGCCGGGCAACTAATACACGATGTAGAGTCGTGGAATCGCAGTAGAAATCAACAACGCAATTGGGAAACTATTACACAAATACTAAGTCTACGCACTCAGTTGTTTGATCTAACTGATCCTATAGCGGATCAAACTGGTACACGTTGGATGTTTGAATTTGAAACTGAATTTGACGGTGTTTATGGATCCGAGGCCGATCCTGTGTCGGTGTTACGTGCCGATGCTGAAGGTGTGCCTATGTTGCGTGAACTCGACAATGACCCAGACATTGCTACAGTGTTGGTCACCGAAGGCCCTAGACAGAATATTTGGTTCGCACCTATTTCCATAAATACATAATTGAGGAAACTAGCATGGTTGAAGCCACTGATATTGAAAAGAAAAGTCTTGAAGCACACGTGGAGTTGTGCGCTGAAAGATACAATGCATTAGAAGACAAAATGACAACAATGAGTCAGAATATTGCAGATCTTTGTGACATGGTTAAAGACGTTAAATCCAGTGTCAGTAAATTGACTGAAAAGAACAATGATCGACTGATCAGCTGGGGTATTGGAATCATTGGATTTTTAACCGCATCGACTGTCTATTTGATATCGCACTACGTTTTAAAATGAAACAAGACCAAGAGTTTGAACGCATGTTCCGCCTGGAATTTAAAAGCATTGCACCCAATTTAATCTGGCAAAATGAAGACGGATATGAAGTATTTGGACATTATAAAATACAACCCAAATCATGCGGTTATCAAGTATTCTGTGGCATTACCGAAGTAGGTACGTTTAGTAGCACACGCACGGCACTCAGCTGGTGTATTGCTGATAAATTTCAAGGTTACAATACAGCCCGTGAAATATTAAGAACTGATAACAAACTAACTGCCCTTAAAAACGATATTCACACTAGAGCTGCCATTGGTGATCGTAGTCGAGACCCTGCATTACAAGAAATTATTTTAACCAAGCTAGAAAGCAAGATTATACAGAAAAAACTGCTAGAAAATCAGTTAACCAAATATGTAAACTGGGCTAAATATATTCAACAACGAGGATTCAATAATGAAACTGCAAGAACTAGCCGTAGCTAACCCGATACAACAAGCCGCTAAGGTTTTTGAAAGCTACTTTGGTAAACGTGTTGATTTTAACACTGTTTCACAAAGTCAAGCTCGCAACATGCTCAAGCGTGTGCGTGGCCTAATCGCTGAACACCGCCGCACTCCAGAATTTCACCGCAGTGAACGTAATCCTTCATATTTAAAATTAGTCATGATGGAACAAGCATTGGCTGCCGCTGCAACTACTCCGGGCGCCGCACCTGCCGTAAATCCAGCTAACATGGCAATGGACATGGCCGCTAGGAAAAAGCAAGCGCAAGATCAAGCCGCTGCTATTACCAAACAAATTCAACAGTTAACTCAACAAAAAGCTCAACTTTTACAACAAGCAAATAGCCCAATGGCCGAAAGCCGCTTGGCTCGTCGACTGCGTGAAGCAAGTGAAGTTCAACAAGCTCAGGTTGTGTTGGCCAGTCAAGACATGATTGATCAAGTTCAAAAGATGAGTGAGCAAGTCAGTGCTATGCAGTTTAAAGATTTGCCAGCATTGATTGATCAAATCAAGAACGAAGTTGGTGTTGATCAAGCAACTCAATACAATGCTGACGCCAGTGCTGCACTCAGCGGTCTATTAGGTAACCTACAAGGCGCACGTCAACAATTAGAAGCCGCACTTGGTGTAGTTACAGGCCAAGCACCTCAGGTACCAGGAGCCGATATGGCCGCACCTGCACCAGGTGAAGAACAGGTTGATATTGATGCTGAAGTTCCAGTACCAGGCGGCGAAGAAGATATTGATGCTGAGATGGATGCCAATCTTGACAGCGGTTTAGGTCGTGAACGTAGATAATGTTAATTCGAGAAGTTGCAGATCCTAACACACAACGACTGGCTGCATTAAGCCAGTTTTTGCTTGGACGAAGTGAAGACGAAGCCGCTTCCAAACAAATTAGCCAACAGGCTTTTATTGATGCTGCCAAAAGCCTGGGTGTAAATGTTACGCCAGACAACCTGGGCGACTTAATTAGCCAAGAACCCCTAAGCAACATATTAGAACCACTGGAGCCAAATTCTGGTGTAGTTCGATTCAAAGGCAACACCGAAGCCGAAACAGGCATGAGTGTTGATCAAGCTCGTGCTGTAGTAGACAGCAATGCCAAATCAGCATTAAAACGTCGCCAGTAACTGTATCCATCGTAAATATCTAACATCACCCAATCATTAGGTGGTGCTCCACTATGAAAAAACACCTGCTCCAAAAAATTGAGTTTTATATAACCAATGTCTGTAATTTAACCTGCGAAGGCTGTAATCGTTTCAACAACTATTCTTTTGCTGGCTGGCAACGTTGGAGTGAATACGAAGCCGATTATGAAAAATGGGCTGAATACGTAGACATTGACAAGATTGTTATACTTGGTGGTGAGCCATTGCTTAACCCTGATATTTTAGATTGGGTGTATGGTATAAATCGTATATTTAAACGCAATGTGCAAATACTGTCAAACGGCACACGTTTGAACAATGTAAAAGGACTTTACAAAGCACTACAGGTCAACGGTAATTGGATGGGGATTAGCTGGCATAATCCCAATACCATTGATGAGTTTGAAGCAGAAGTTCATAAATTCCTTAAAGGCAAGATTATAAAATTAGAAAAGGACGATCCTCGTAATCATTATGGTGCCCATATTACCTGGGTAGACGAAAACAAAGTAGCTATTCCGCTATGGATACAATATGATTTTTACGACAGTGCCATTAAACAAGACCCGGCCGGCAAGTTTACACTTCATAACAGTAGACCTGAGGTAGCACACAACAGTTGCGGATTCCGTATACACAAAAATTACCACATGATCAAGGGAAAGTTGTATAAATGCGGACCGGCAGCATTGTTTCCAGAATTTGACCAACAACATGGATTTGACATCTCAGATGCGGATCGAGCTATTTTAAATTCTTACAGACCGTTATCTGCTGCAGAATATCCAGAACGCGGTGCGAAGTTTTTGGCCACAATCGATGATCAATTAGCCATGTGTAAATTTTGCCCAGAAAGTTTAGAGTATAAAAATAGGTTATTTGCAGTCAGTAAAAACCAAGCTCGAAAACAATACACCTTAGAACCAGTCGTATAAATCTATTCAAAATAGTTGTAAATACAACAACGACATGTTATAATGTAAAACAGGAGAAGTAAATGGCATACTCAGAAAAAGTAATAGATCACTATGAAAATCCACGCAATGTGGGTTCGTTTGACAAAGCGGACGATTCAATTGGAACCGGAATGGTTGGTGCTCCTGCCTGCGGTGATGTTATGAAACTTCAAATCAAAGTAAATACTGAAGGAGTAATAACAGATGCCAAATTTAAAACGTACGGATGCGGAAGTGCAATTGCCAGCTCAAGTCTTGTCACCGAGTGGGTCAAAGGAAAAACGCTTGACGAAGCAGGAAAGATTAAGAATTCGGATATTGCTGGAGAACTTGCCCTACCACCGGTTAAAATACATTGTAGCATACTTGCAGAAGATGCTATAAAAGCTGCGATCGAAGACTATCGTAAAAAACACTGATGAGCAAAAAAATATTGCTGTGTGGTGATAGTTTTGGAATAATTGATAAGAAATATCCAGGACTACATTTCTCTGAAAAAATACAAAAAAAAATAGGCGATTGCGATTTTATAAATTTATCTGTTTCGGGACATAGCAACTCTCTAATAGAGTTACAAGTTAACCAGGGCCTGGCAGCGACACCAGATGCTGTTATAGTATTGTTTACTGCACCCAACAGAATTGAGTTTGATAGAGAACACAGCCAACATCATAAATCTGATGTATTGAACGCTAATAAAAACGACCAGTGGCAAATGATAAAAAAATTTAATCACTCAAGTTATATAACGTCGGCCCATTGTCAGGCTCCAGACAACCCAGAGTCTGACAATATTGTTAAAATAAAAAAATTAGTTGACGATTTAGAATACTACAAAAATACTGAATTTGAATATATCAAACAATACTTTATTGTTCTGTCTATTTTTAATTTGCTTACTGTTAAAAAAATACCTTTTTGTTACAACCTTGGTGGTCTGAAACATAGTCCTGGAAAATACTTGCCAGCTGTAGTAGACCTGCTTGACAAACATATACTAAAAAAACATTTTTTAAACAATGAATTACTGTTGTTTACTGACAAGGAAATCAACACGGACTTATGGGGATCTGTTATAAATTTTAATCAAGGTCCAGCATTCCATGTAGCAGACGATAATATACAGTCGTCTTTTGCTGATGAATGTATTTTTAAATTGAGATTACTATGATATCTGTTACTGAAATAGCTGCTAAAAAGATTGTGGCCAATTTGACCAAACGTGGCAAGGGCATGGGCATTCGACTTGGCGTAAGGACCACTGGTTGCAGTGGGCTTGCTTATGTGTTAGAATATATTGACACAGTTAACTCTGAGGACATTGCCTACGAGCAAGATGGATTTGTTATTGTAGTCGATCCCAAAAGTTCAGCATACTTAACAGGTGTTGAAGTAGACTATGTGCGTCAAGGCCTCAACGAAGGCTTTGAATTTAATAATCCTCTTGAACGAGACCGCTGTGGGTGCGGAGAAAGTTTTAGAGTTTGAAAGAAAAATTTAAACGAGCCTACATGAAGACTGCAGAAACATTTGCGGAACTTAGCCCGGCGCGGCGACTGCACGTAGGTGCTATTGTAGTTAGAGAAGATCGTATTATTAGTATCGGATACAACGGTATGCCAGCAGGTTGGGACAACAACTGCGAAGATGAAATAAACGGTGAACTAAAAACCAAACCCGAGGTATTACATGCCGAAACTAATGCGCTTGCAAAACTGGCCAGAAGTAGTGAGTCTGGTCTCGATAGCGATTTATTTGTTACTCACAGCCCCTGCTTGGACTGCGCCAAAATTATATACCAGTCTGGAATTAAGCGGGTTTTCTTTGGCCTTGCTTATCGCGATAATTCCGGACTGGATTTCCTACGAAAGTCTGGTGTAGAGGTAGAACAACTTGAAATCTGATCGTCTTATAGTCTTTGGCGACAGCTGGCCAGCAGGTGTAGGAGCGGTAAACCCAGCAGAAGACGGGTTTGCATCATTGCTTGGTAAAAAATTAAACAGATCAGTAATAAATCTAAGTCAGCCGGCAACAAGTATTAGTCATGCTACCTGGCAACTAATTAATTTTTTAAAAGACTACACACCTGATCAATACAACGATAAAATTTTATTCTGTTTAACAGGCAAAACACGCTCGTGGCATTTTAAAAACAATGAAATTTTAGAATTACATCCAACAAGAGTAGACATGGCAAATAAAGTCTACTACTCTTATGTCCATTCTGAAGAATTAAGCAATGCCGAACGTGATAAAAATATTATTTTAGTTGAAAGTTTATGTCAGCGGTTTTCTCTGCCAGTTTATTTTGTTGTAAATTGGGATGAACAGCCAGTCCACCAGTTAATAAATTTAAATAACTTTTACCCAACTTCCTTATTAAATTTGTTTAACTTAGATAATTTACCCGAAGAAAAATTCACATCTGATTATATCAATAACATTTATATGACACAATTCCATCCTAATAATCTAGGACATCAAGTAATTGCTGACGCACTTTTTAACTGGATCAAATAATGTATAACCCTAAATTTAACTATCACGCATTAAGTCGAACAAGCGAGGAAGGTAAACGCTTATATTCTACACCAGACGGCAGTAAGGTTCCTAGTGTAACAACTATCCTAGACAAAACTAAACCAGCAGAAGCAAAGGCAGCTTTGGAGCAGTGGCGTAAAAATGTGGGCCACGCAAAAGCTCAACAGATTACTACAGAAGCCGCAAATCGCGGCACACGTATGCACACTTACTTAGAACATTATGTAAAAAATAATGAACTAAAAGAACGTGGTACAAATCCCTTTGGCTGGGCCAGTCATGCCATGGCGCAGACTGTAATCGAAGATGGACTTGTTAATGTAGATGAGTTCTGGGGTGTAGAGATTCCTTTATACTTTCCTAAGCTGTATGCCGGCACTACAGACTGTGTGGGCATACACAAAAAAGATGAAAGTATCCTGGACTTTAAACAAACCAACAAGCCCAAGCAAGAAGCTTGGATCACTGACTATAAATTACAGCTAGTGGCCTATGCTCTAGCACACAACGAAGTGTATGGCACCAATATTCGCAAGGGAGTGGTGCTTATGTGTGTTAAGCCACCGGTAGATGAAATGGGAAATCCACTAAAACGTCCAGAATATCAAGAATTTATACTAAAACCTGAAGATTTTGACTACTGGGCAGACCAATGGTGGCGTCGTTTAGAGCTATACTACCTACAAGCCTAACCAGCTAAATACTGGATAGAATTCAAGGAAGACTAAATTGGCCATTGTTCAAATATCCCAAATTACAAACCGTAAAGGTTTAGCAGAAAATCTACCACAACTAGCTGGCGCAGAGTTTGGTTGGAGCACCGACACACGTCAGCTTTGGATCGGTAATGGCACCTTAGAAGATGGCGCACCAGTTATTGGTAACACTGAAATTTTAACAGAATTCAGTGATATTTTAAACTTTTCCACAACCTATACCTACAAAGGCTTGGCTGCGGGTTATACCGTACAAACTGGTCCTACTCCAGGAACACCGATTGATTTGAGTTTACAAGCATGGCTTGATCAATTTGCTAGCGTATTAGATTTTGGTGCTGTAGGCGATGGTTCTACAGATTGCACAGCGGCAATTAATCGTGCGCTGTATCAATTGTATTGCAGAGAAGTCAATCCACAAATACGTCGCAGTTTATTTTTCCCAGCCGGTGTATACAAAGTAACTGGTACTATTAATATTCCTCCTTACGCTACTTTGTATGGTGAGGGTGCTGATAATTCTGTAATTTCATTGACCGAAGGTGCCTCATACGTGGCACAAACTGCTGACAGCCTGCAACAGACTGGAGTCAACATTGGGTCTGGTGGAACAACACCTCCACAGGATATCACCATTACTAATCTTGGATTTCAAACGATTGATCCAACAGCCAACGTATTTTTGGTCGGCCAAGCTACAAATTGTCGTTTCTTAAACGTAGGGTTCAATGGACCATTGACAACCGCTGATTTAGATGTCAACACCAACAACACACGAGCTGTGGATTTTTATACAACAGCTGCTTACTCGTGTGAACAAATAGTGTTTGATGGTTGCATGTTTGATGGAACAGTCTACGGAATCAACATCAATGATGAGGTGCGTAGCGTCACAGTTTCAAACTCTCAATTCAACACCCTGTATCAAGGTGTATTGTTGGGTACCAGTGCTCCGGCACTTGTTTCCCCAACTGGCATACGTATTACCAACAACATGTTCAACAACATCTATGCCGAAGGAATTATTTTTGGACAATATTCCAATTTAAATGCGTCAGCACAAAATATTTTCTATGACGTTGGCAACCAGTTCACAGGATCCACAGCATATACACCAGTGGTTACTTTGAACAATGGCAACAATGTCAGTATCAGTGATTTGTTTGAGCGTACGGATGCAATGGCTGCCGACTATCCCAGAGTATATTTAAACGTACCTATTAATCTTGTAGCCACTACAAACGGTTCTCAAATTGTAGTGGCCGCTGGAACCTACGTAAGACAAAGTGGTTCTCAAACTGAATTGGCCAATGCTGATACTGATACAGTAGCCGAGTTATCTACACTTCAAGCAACTGCATTTGAAATTAATTATAAAATTACACGCAACAATCTATACCGAGTTGGAACCATGGTTGTTGCTTCAGATTCTACAGGCCCAACCATGTCCGACGACTATGTTCAAAATGGCGATACTGGTATAACGTTATCAGTTAGTCAAGCTGACACCACCCTAAGTGTAATTTACAGTGCAACCAACACTGGTATAAACGGGATAATCAATTATTCTATCAACTACCTAGCCTGATTTAATGTGGCCTGTAACTTTTGATAATAGGCTACAAGCCTGGGTAGAACTTCGCAGTCGTTGCCAACTTCTTGATTTAGAAACCTCATTGACTGCTATTAACCAATGGTGGTTCGATGCCCCATGGCAACCATATTATCTACACTGGGACGACCAAGCAGATTGGCCCGATCCATGGCAACTTCTGAGCGATAACGTCTATTGCGATCTTGCAAGAGCACTTGGAATCGTGTATACTATAAGTCTACTGGATCGTGCAGATATGGCCGATACAGAGCTGGTTTTGACTGAAGATGGCGGTAATTTAGTCCAGGTAGCAAAAGAAAAATATATACTTAATTGGAACAAAGATTTAATCGTAAATAACAAACCCAAAGTTAAAACCATTCGACGGTTTAAAAAAACCCAAGTTACGTAGTAAAAATTAAAATTAAAACACGAAAGTTAAAAGATGCAGATAAGCGTAGTTAAAAGAAGCGGACTAAAAGAGCCACTGCAAATTGATAAATGGCAGGCGCAGGTTGCTAAAGTTTGCCAAGGAATCGCTGACGTAAGTCAGAGCATGATAGAAATCAAAGCACAGTTACATTTTTATGATGGAATTACCACACAAGAAATTGACGGCATTACCTTAAGAGCCATTGTGGATTTAATTGATGTTGAAAGTAATCCTGACGTTGGACATACCAATTATCAATACGTGGCAGGCAAGCAACGCTTGAGTATGTTGCGAAAAGATGTATACGGAACATACGAACCTCCGCATCTATATGAAATTGTAAAGAAAAATGTAGCCACAGGTCTATACACCAAGGAACTTCTTAAGTGGTATACTGAAGAAGATTGGAACCGCATGAACGACATGCTGGACCACGACAAAGACGAGCTTTACAGTTATGCGGCCATTGAGCAGTTGATTGAAAAATATTTGGTACGCAATCGTGCGACAAAGGAAATTTATGAAACTCCACAAATTAGATACATGGTTGCGGCAGCAACTGTGTTCCATCGAGAAGAGCCGAATAGCGCAAGGATGCGTTACATTAAAGAATATTATGGTGCGGCATCCGATGGTCTGTTTACTCTTGCTACACCTGTGTTGGCTGGGCTTGGCACTCCTACTAAACAGTTTTCTAGTTGTGTGCTTATCCGCAGTGACGACGATTTGGATAGCATCTTTGCTTCTGGAGAGATGATGGCCAAGTATGCGGCCAAGCGAGCCGGTATCGGCTTGGAGATTGGTCGCTTGCGCCCTTTAGGTGCCCCTATTCGCGGTGGCGAAGTCATGCATACTGGCATGGTGCCATTCTTGAAGAAATGGTTTGGTGACCTGCGTAGTTGTAGTCAAGGAGGAATTAGAAATGCTAGTGCTACAGTTTTTTACCCTATCTGGCATTATCAGTTTGATGATCTTATTGTGCTTAAAAATAATCAAGGAACTGAAGAAACCAGAGTAAGATTCATGGACTATGGGGTAGTGCTCAATGCCTTGTTCTGGCGCAGATTCAAGAACAAAGAAAACATCACATTTTTTGATCCCAATGAAGTGCCTGACCTTTACGAAGCATTTTATAACAACACAGAAAAGTTTGAACAGCTTTATGTCAAGTACGAAAAACGCAAAGACCTACGCACCAAGACCATGGCCGCAGAGGATGTGTTCAAAGGTGGCATACTTAAAGAACGCACAGACACAGGCCGCATCTATCTGGTATTCATTGACAACGTAATGAATCAAGGACCGTTTGATCCTGAGTACCACACCATTTATCAAAGTAACTTATGTTGTGAAATCCTATTACCTACTAAATCTTTTAAACGTCTCGATGACGATGCTGGCCGGATTGCTTTATGCACATTGGGCAGTATCAACTGGGGAGCATTCCGTAACCCAGAAGACATGCGCCGTGCTTGCCGTATTTTACAGCGTAGCCTATGTAACATACTTGATTACCAAGACTTCTTAAGTATTCAAAGTCAGTTGAGTAATCAAGAAATTAGCCCACTAGGCATTGGCATTACAAATCTAGCCTACTGGCACGCCAAGCGTGGCCTACTGTATGGTGAGAAAGACTCACTCCAAGAAGTCAAATCGTGGATGGAGCATCAAGCCTACTACCTAACAGAAGCCACAGTGGAGTTGGCCAAGGAACGTGGTCCCTGCAGTCATAGTGGATTAACACGTTATGGTCAAGGCAAGTTTCCGTGGGAACTCCGTGCTAACGCAGTCAACGAATTGGCCAACTTTAAACCTGAACTGGATTGGGAAACACTACGTGAGAAGATGAAAGTTCATGGTGTGCGTAACGCTACCTTAATGGCTGTGGCGCCTGTTGAAAGTTCCAGCGTTGTTATTAATTCAACCAATGGCATTGAAATGCCAATGAGTTTAATCACTGTTAAAGAATCAAAAGCTGGAAGTTTAATCCAAGTTGCACCCGAGTATAACAAATTGAAGAACAAGTATCAACTCATGTGGGAACAGAAAGATTGTGACGGTTATATCAAGACCGCGGCAGTGATTGCTGCTTATGTAGACCAAAGTATAAGCACCAATACTTTTTATAATCCAGCACACTTTGCGGATCGTAAAGTGCCAACCACATTGATTGCTAAAAATTTAATGCAGGCGCATCGTTGGGGCTTGAAAACATTCTACTAC